CATGCCATGCGCCATAACAATAGAGCCGGGATCAGTCAAAGCAGACACACCAGCAAATGGAAGAAACGTCCATCCAGCCCAAGCCTTTGCAGCCTTGGCAGCTTGCCAATCCCAACGATCAGCACTGCGCTGCAATGTACCCATTACACGTTCATAGTCAGCATAAAAATCTGCCTTTGCTCTAATAATTTCTTTATTAGACTTACCAGCGTTTCTTAATATATCTTCATAATCAGAAAGAACTTCATCAATATTTCTCCCACCAAACTTATTGGCAAATGAAATCTGACGACCCATACGATCTATGTATGTGTAAAGACTATCCATAGTCGGGAGAATGTAATCAACAACCTTGGCAACATCGATGTTGGTCTTGCGTTGTCTTAAATGCTTTGCTCTTCCGGGAACATCAGCACTGCGCAAAATGTTTTCCATATCTTCAGCATCTTCTTGCATGATGCGAGTTAGGGTGAGTTCAGCATCGGCAAATGCACCAGCTGGGTCTTCACCATTTGCAAGACGTTGCATCTTATAGTCTTCAGCAAATATTTCGGTAAGTGCAGCTCTAGCTTCCGGCTGCATCAACTTATCTTTGTCATAGAATATTGGAAATACAAAGTTAGACCGTAAAGGTGAATCTATCTGCCCTTCATACATCTCAATAGCAGCACGAAGTTCAGCTTGTCTGCCATCTAAATAGTCACGAAACTCTGCTTGCTTCTCAGTTGCGCCACCACCACGTTTAATGCTGTCTTCTAAATCTGCAAGTTTCTTAGTTGTCTCATCTAACTTGTCTTGATTTAACTTTATAGTTTTTCTTAGCTTGTCGTTATTCTTTGACAAACCAGAAAAATTAATCTCATCAGAAAAACCTTTAAACAAATCAGCAAGTATAACACCAGCTTCTTTTTGCTGATCTGTCATACCTTCTTTACCTAAACGCTGAAGTCTTGGGTCATTTGAATTAGACAGAATATATCTGCGCAAAGTGTCATTAGCCCAATTATTAAATCCGCTTAAAGGATTATATATACCACCAACGCGAGCAGCCTTTGCAATCCCTCGAACCTGTTGCGAGTGCAAGTTTCTTAATGATTCATCAACACCATGAAACATACCAATATATGTGGCTGCGTCTTGAGCAACAGATTGTCGACCCAAACCTTTTTTAGCACCACTCAATGGTAAGGATGCGTTATACGCAAGATCAACAATGTAAGACTTTGCTTCATCTGGAAAATCTTTTTGACCAAGCCTTTGGTGATTAGGATTATTAATCCAACTCATTTGGTCTATGTCAAAATCACCAACACCTTCTGGTGCGGCTTTATATCCATCATCAAGATTTACAGCATCATCACCATAAATATGCTTAATCTTTTCATTACGGTAAATTCGACCTAGCTTTGCAGCACCGCTTTGAAAGAATGGCTTGGCATAAGGTGCTGCCCTCATCAAGCCACCAAAGCCAGCCGACAATGCCGTTGACATAACGATATTGCTAGCTGCCTCATATGGCTCGTCTGCTACAGCAAAAGGTGCGCGTCTAGCTTCAGACGCTAGACCAAAGGTCAGACCCGCGCCAGCACCCCTTATCACCGCCTGACCGAAGGTCTGACCAGCTTTAATAAACTGCAATCCCGGTATCAACGAAGCAAGCGCAAGCGGGTCGGTAATGCCGCCAGCCAGCTGCGCTGTGATACTAGCCTCGGCTGCTACACGCCTACGCTCAATTGCAGTAAATGCACGTTCTTGAAGAAACTCATAATGTTCAGCATTTTTTGCTTTGACCAAATCATCATAGTAAGGCAGAAGCTCATCCGGTATATGAGCAACAACATCAAAGTCAGGGTCAAACTCTTGGTCAGCAAAACGAAACTTTTCTTCAACATGCTCTATCAATGGCATGTTGTTATAAGCTACGTTTGCTTTGTAGCCTTCCCACCAGCCAACAGGAGTGTCTTCGCTAATGGCTGCTGGTAGTGATATGAAAAGGTCTCTACGCCCAACGTCTTCATACAACATTGCTAACCACCAAGATTTTGCATTTTAAGGTTGATAGCCTTGCCCGGCCCAACACCAAGCACCTCGTCAACCATCTTCTGTCTTTCTACAATAGCTTCACGCCTTGCTCTTGCAGCTGCCCTGTATTCAGCTTTAGTTTTGCTTGCACGTTCAGCATTTTTTTGAACAACATATTGACTGCCAATTTGCAAAGGTTTGCCATTGTGCGTAATCATGCGCTTGTCACTATCAACTACAAAATAAATAGGCAGCGCAGTGCTTTCACGGCGGTCAGGGATAAGAAAAGCATTCTTACCTAACTTTAAATTTGAATCTACTAATGCTAGTTTTGCATCAGCAGCAAACATAAAGTCACCCATAGTCAGATCATCTGGATAGGCTCTTTCTGGTGCGTATCTAGTTCTGCCAAGGCTGCTATGCATAAGAGAGCTTTCTTTAAACACCTTGTCAGCTGCTATTTTTAATATTCTGTCAACTCTTTCTTTTGGCATTGTAAGCAAAAGGGGTTCAGCAACACTGCGATAAAACTTTCTTTCATCATCGCTTTTGCCTTTGCCAATACCTTCACCAACATAATCATTTATTAAGCTAGCTCTTGTGCCACCATCTTTATTTAAAGCTATCCTCAATCCATTTACTACATCATCATTTGAATCTCTTGAAGCCTCTCTAATTTTATTAAAGATTTCTGGCATAGCATCAGTACCAAGCAAATCCCTAATGGCAACAACAGACTCCATCATTGCTACAGTTTTTTGATTAATGCCTCTGCTAGATGTTTCAGTAAAACCAAGTGGGCTTTGGAACTGTGTCACCTGTTGATATAAATCAGCCACCAAATTTATTTGACCAGCTGGTAAAGATTCAATTTGCTCAAATAAATCTGTAACCTGAGGTGGCAAATTGCCTCTGTTCCTAATAAGAACATCCATTACAGGAGCATTTACATCATCCCATGCAGCGCGAACAGATGGGTCTTCTGGTGGGTTGAATAAACCAGAAAGCCTGTTTAATAAATCTGTAGATGATTTAATGCCAGCAGCATCAAACAGCGTTTCAGATTCACCAGAAGATATATTGCGGGTGTCTTGTAACTTGCTACCAATTGCAATAATGTCTTCAGTTTGACGCGTTTGACCAATAAGCTCTGATATAGTGCCTTGCAATTTAGATACTTTGTCTGACAACTGCTCTGTAACATCATCAGTAAGAGTAATGGTTTTATAAACCTTACCATTAGGTGTTCTTAAAGATAATTTTTGCCCAAACCATTTCTCATCAAATCCAACTTTCTTTAACAAAGATTGCATTTGCGGGGGGACAGACTTCATGTTGTTTTCTCTTAGAGCAACAACCATCCAATTCAAAGCAATAGACCTTGTTTCATCTTCAACTAATGCAGACAAATCAGAAGACATTTTGTCTAACTGCCCACCTATGACTGCAACTTTAACTTTGTTTGTAATTGTATTTTCATAATCATCAGGCATTTTCTTGGCAAACTCGCCACGCATGCCAGTCACAGATTGAAGCAATGCCGTTGCTGTAGCTCGACCAGTATTATCAGCCCCATTTGAAAACATAGATTGAATATCTGAAAGTTTTTGGTTGTTAACAGCTATAGCATTTTGATAAGCTATTTCATCTTGTTGATCTACAAAGTCTTTCTGCAAAGACATTGCAAATTGTTTGGATGTAATAGCACCAGCTGATTCAACTAAACCAGCAAACTTACCTGATCCAGCTTTAGCTTTGTCTATGTAGTTACCAAATTCTTTTTGGAACCCTTCTGGATCAGCTTTGTAACGAGAAGCCATCTCCATGGCTGTTGATTTAAGATCAAGCTCTAAAGCATCAGAATATCTTTTATAGGCGATCTTGTCGTAATACTGCTGCGCAACGCGAGACATTCCATCAGGAGCGTCTGGAAACACAAGCATGTTTGTGTTTGGGTCTCTTGCGCTAATAGCTGCAAGGCGAGCCTCTTCCTGACCCTTCTCAGCTTCCTTTTCATACGCATATTTGTAAGCAGCTTCAAAGATACGTTTGCCGGAATCAGCAATGGCTTGACCCATAGCCACACCACCACGGCCCATATCAACAATGCCGATTGGGCCTATGGTGGTTTCAGTGCCTTTTAATACTTCAATCTTAGCCATAATTACTTGCCACTATAAATTTCATATGCTTGATAACCATTGCCAATAATAGAACTCATCTGTTGCATCAAAGCCTGATCAACTGCCCATTGCCCTTCAAGTTGTGCAAACCTTGCCTGAGATTCCAAACGTCCTCTGGTAAACAAACTTTGTAGTTGTATTGCTGAAAGTTCTTGTTCTGTCTTTTCTCTGCCAGCTATTTGGATGGCCTTTAATGAACGATCTTCACCACGCCTATTGAAGCCAGCAATGCCAGATGAGTTTCTTAGAAATGATGTATAAGCCTTTGACCTTGCAGTGGATTGACGCTCTGCTTGCAAGGCAACCATCTCTTTATTTTCTCTAGCTTGCCTAGCTCTTTCTTCTTGCCGCACACGCTCTGCATCAGCTGCTTGCTGATAACCAGTAATTTCCATTGCTGTGCCAGCAGCTAATAATGCATATAACCATCCACTCATTAGAACGCCACCTCTACCACCATGCCATTTAACTGCATATCAAGTGGTGCTATCTGTGAGATTGTAACAGTTGGGTCTTTGCTATAACCCAACACCCTAAATTCTTTCTTACCTGTAAATGGCTCTCTTGGTTGAGAAGGATCAAATGTAACATTACGAATGATCATGTTCGTACCATTAACAGATATACTCAGAGTATCTTTTAAATCTAATATAACATTGGTAATCTTGCGAGGTCTGCCAGTTAAAGGCCCGCCCGGAACCTGACCATCAATAGGCATTGTTTGTAACTCAGGTATAAACTTGTAACCAATCTCAGCAGAGGTTGATAGCTTTACAGCACTAACATCTATCTCGCCACCAGCTACAGTAAACGTGCCAAGGTATTCTGTATCATCAACAACATCTACAACAGCACCGTTAGAAAAATGTGCAGACACATTGAAAACACCAGCAGTACCAGTAAAATCATTGCTAAAGTCCATGTTTAAATCTTTATCAAGTTGTTCTAAGAACAACCTATTTGTACCCGATCCATCATCTCTAACGCAAACAGTAAACAATTGCTCGTCAACAGCACATACAGAATGGAACCTGCCTTCGGTTGTCCAACGCATCCATCCAGCGCGTTTCTCAGCACGGATGCTGTAGAACACAGCAATCTCACCATTGTCCATAAGAAAGAACGCATAAGCACCCGGACGATCAAGCGCACCCTTAACAGAGGCCAACTGCAATGGATTTGATATAAGATGTGATGAAAGTATCGATACCATGTTTGTGGTATACGCACCTTCAGCATCGTTAAAGATGTATTCTCTAACCGCACTGCCAGTAGCTTGAACGAATAACGTACCACCATCTAATGACAATGGGCGTACATACCCAGTTCCAAATGGTGTCTGTTCAGATACCTTTGCAATAGATGGAGTAATTGGCTGATCTTGGAAAGCGGGAAGATAAAACTCGCCTTGATTACAAAACACTTGCAAGTCTCTGTTAGACACAAGGTGTCTAATAAAGTTAGTAACACCTACAGATACCTCAAGATCAATAGCATCAAAGTCTTCACCTTTTCCAACATCAAAGTTGAAAAACTCACCAGCAGCCGATGCCCATATACCGTTAGGCTGTGATGGCGTACCACCAAACCACAACCTATTTTCATGAAATGTTATAGCCGCTGGATAACCACGGAAAGAACTGTATGATTGCTCATACCAGTCTGTTGTTGCAGCAGTGCTGCTAACAATTGGATTACCACCACCAGTAGCTGTAGATGATGCAGTGCCACCAGCTTGATAGTCAAACTCATTGGCATTTAATACTCTTGTAATGGTTCTTGTGCCATTTATATTATTATTATTTATTCCACCTAATGCACCAGCCTCACTGATTGTGATACTATCACCAACAGACAAACCGTGATCAAGCATAACAGTGTGAACTTTATCAGAACCTTCAGTCGTACTTAAAGAATCAAAGTCAAGCTGTCTTTCAATAGTACCATTCACATCAGCAGTTGCTGTTGTAGAATTAGTAACTGCTGTAATATCAACTTGAGTATCATGAATCAAAAGGCTTGACCCAACCATACCAGCATCAAAATAACCAGAGCTTGTTGTAAGAGTTATGCCAGTGCCTGTTGTAGCTGAAGGGGTAATAGTAACACCACTGCCTTGAAAGTTATAATAAGGCTGTAAAGTGCGATTGCCATCAGCTGATGTATCAAATTCAAAAACACGAACTTCAAATGATGTAAGACCAGTTCTTACAAGCTCTAGCGGCATAAAGTCATTATGCGCAATAAACATAAAGTCACCCTGTTGCGCATATGTAAATTCAGTAAGGTTTGTATTATCTATAGGCAAATCATTGCCATTAACATCTTTACGCAAAGTAGCTACTTTGGAATTAAATGTGCCATTTGTATTGATGCGAAATATATCTATCTTGCCAGAAGTAAAAGCAATTACATACTTTTCATCGCTTGAAAATAAAAATGGCTCAATACGAGTTTGTTGTGCAAGGGTATCATCATATGCGTGAGTAAATTTAAATAACCGCTTACTTCCGGGACGATTAATAATACCGCCCTCTGCACGAACAAGAACATTCTTAACAGATTGACCAGCCTGATTGTAAACAGCTGAATCAATACGGCTTGTTAGTGAAGAGTTAATTTCACCAAAAACAAAGTTGTTAAGCGGTACTCTAATCCTCGCCATTAACTTCGCCTTTCAGTAATAAACCTCGATGTAACAAGTTTGCGTGTTGTTTGCTGTTGACTGTCTAGTGTTTTTGCTTGTTGAAGAAGTTCTGCACCCTTACGCTCAAGCAATGCCGACAACTGTTCGTCTCTTGCTATTGACAAAGCAAATGATGCACCAAGCGCAAACTCAGCTGCGAGTGTAAAGTATGACGGAAAGTCAGGTTCCAATGCTCTAAAAGTATAGTCAGCAATCAAAGTGTCATTTTGAGATGAGTTACTAAACACTTTATTAGTATAAATATTGTATTCAATAATTGCATCATTGACTGTTATTGCATGAAGCATAAGTAAATCTGACGGCAACTGATGCGCAGTGTCATATCTGCCGGTAGGTGCATTAGTAAGTAGATTTAACTCTGCTTGCTTTGTGCAAAACCGCCAACGGCTAGAACACATCATAGTACGAATTACATCTTCATATATTGCATTAGCGACAGTTGCTTCAGTGCTTGATGCTGTAAACGAAGTAATCGGCTCTGCCCCAATAAGGATCAGGCCGCGCGATGCAATGTCAATATCTGAATTAGCTACTGTTGGCATTAGATAATGGGGGGCCGAAGCCCCCCACTCCTATTAGTCAGTGTCAGTTTCGGCGATGGCGGTGCCATCAGAAACGTCAACAACACCGCTAGCATTTGAAAGAACATTAACAAAGCTAGTAGTTGGTGTGTTTGTGTCTACAACAATGATGACATCACGAACAGCAAGCATGTTCGATGCTTCATTGAAGTATCCTGCTGTGTTCACATCTGCAATGGCATCAGCTGAAGTATAGAACCACAGATCGCCATTTGATGCGCCACCGATGCGAGTAAGATTCGCTGCACTATAAGCCATTATATCCTACTCCTTCTTAGTTGTTATCAAGGACTTCATAGACACCGTTGTCGTCAATAACAACAGCACCCATTGACATCATTGAGGTTGCGAGGTGAGCAGCCTTCTCAGGCACATAGTTGATCTCTGTCTGAACATCAGAGTTGATGCCAAGACCAACAGCACTTGCATGATAAGCCATGTTCTTACCAGCAGTAACAGCTGATGTTGAGAAAATCTTGAAGCCCAAGAATTCTTTCATTGTCATGCCGCCAGCAAATGGCAAGTTTTGATCACCAACAAAGTCTGATGAAGCAAACTCATTAATTGCAAACAAGTCTGCATAACCAGCTGGATGCATTGCAATATAGCGTTGACCATCTTCTGGAACATCAGCAGTGCCAAATGTTTCAAAGAGAGTAAGCAAATCTGCTTTAACAAGAGCAGCACCAGTGGTAGCAATCTGAGTTGCGTTTGCACCAGCGTCCATAGCTGTGTACAGGATTTCATCAGTTTTGCGACCCAAAGCAGCAGCAGCTGATTGTGCTACAGCTTGACGCTCATCGATATTGGTCTTCAACTCATCGAGCTTGTCGATGTATTCTGGTGCATAGTAGTCAGCCATTGTAGCTTCTACGTTTGTATGCGCCAGTTCCATTGGAGTTACGTTGCCGTTACGAGACTTTGTGTTGGCAGAACCAGAACCA